TTTGGTAGAGGTAAGTGGTTTGATATTAAAGATGATATGTTAGACCAACAACCACAAGATGCTGAGTACGTAAGAAACCTACTACAAGAAGACTTAGAAGCTAGTGGTGTTAAAGATGCTTTATGTGAAGTATTCCTTAATGGTGCTATCTATGGTACAGGTATTGGTAAGATTATTACAGAAGAGAAGATAGAACGCTCACCTGTAGAAGTACCTATAGAAGGTACTCTAACTACAAAGAGAGAGTTAGCAGAGACTCCTCTAGTAGATGTGAGAGTAGAAGCCATCTCACCTAAAGAGTTCTTAATTGACCCTAGTGCTGAGTCTATTGATGAAGCCTTAGGCGTAGCTCACGAGGTATATAAGCCACGTTATATTCTATCTGAAGGGATGGATAAGGGTGTCTATAGAAAGGTTGATATCGAGGCAGATACGGACGTAATACAGGTAGGTTTTGACCCTGAGTATACTAATAGAGATGCTAGTGACCAAATTAAAATCACTGAATATTGGGGTAAAGTACCTAAGAAATTCTTAAATAAGAAGAAGTCAGAAGATGATTTCGAGTATGATTCAGATGAATTAGTAGAAGCTGTAGTAACTATTGCTAATGACCAATATGTTCTACGTGCTGAAGAGAATCCATTTATGATGGAAGATAGACCTTTCATCAGTTATCAACACGACCTAGTACCTTCTAAGTTCTGGGGACGTGGTATCTGTGAGAAAGGATATAATCCACAGAAAGCATTAGATGCAGAGATGCGTGCGAGAATCGACAACTTAGCTCTTACTACTACACCTATGATGGCAGCAGATGCCACTAGGTTACCTAGAGGTTTGAAGCTAGAGGTTCGACCTGGTAAGACTATCCTTACGAACGGTGACCCTAGACAGGCTATTATGCCTCTAACACTAGGTTCCCCTAATCCTAATAATGATGCACAGGTAGCTCTCCTACAAAATATGATTCAGATGGGTACAGGCTCTTCTGATTCTACAGCAGCTCCTGATAGAGCTACTAGTTCTGGAATGTCTATGATGCAATCTGCATCTATCAAGAGACAGAAGCGTACTCTTATGAACTTTCAGAATACCTTCTTAATCCCTATGATTAATAAGACTATGTGGAGGAAGATTCAATTTGATGTAGATAGATACCCAGTATCAGACTATAAATTTGTACCTTACTCTACTATGGGTATTATGGCTAAAGAACTAGAGATGCAACAGATGGTATCTATGTTACAGTCAGTACCTAAAGACTCACCAGCATTTAGTATCTTGATGCTAGCAGTATTCCAAAACTCTAGTATTCATAATAGAGACCAGATCGTTAACTCACTTATGCAGAGTATGCAACCTAATCCTCAGCAACAACAGATTCAACAGATGCAGATGGAATTACAGTTCAAACAACAGGAAGCAGATATTCAGAAGACTCTAGCTGAAGCACAAGAAGAGCAAACTAAAGCTCAGCTTAATGCAGCCACAGCAGGAACTAAACAACCTAATGATCTGGATATGCAAGAACGTCTAGTTAAACTACAGAAAGAATTAGCTAACATAGATAAAGTTAAGGCAGATACACAGAGCACTCAAACAGACACATATAGAACAATTCCAGAGATGGAACACTTAAAGTCGGAGACAATGCTAAACTATGCAAATGCAAGAAGAACGCCAAACTAACGAGCAATTCTATAAAGATAGATTAGCTCTAATAGAACAAGACGGATGGAGAGCTTTAGTTGAAGAACTAAAAGAACTTAAAACCATCTATAACAAATTGGATTCTATTGAATCTGAGAGAGACCTTTGGTTCGCTAAGGGTCAGTTGTCAATTCTAAGACAGATGATTGCCTTGGAAGAAGCAACTAAACTAGCGGCAGAAGAACTAGATTATATTTAGCTCTGCCATTTATCAACCTTCATAACCCCTCAAGGGGCGGAGACTTTTATATGAGTAATATAGTAGTGGACGATAGTCCTACAGCAACAGAAGCACCAGTAACAGAACCAACAACAAACGACACAACAGCAGTACCCACAGAAACTCTAGTAGCTGAAGAAGCTACAACAGAGGAGTATGCAGTACCTGATAAGTTTGCTGGTAAGAGTACAGAAGAGATTATCAATAGTTATCAGAACCTCGAAAAAGAAATGGGTCGTAAGGCTCAGGAAGTTGGAGAGTTAAGAAAGTTATCAGATAGTTTCTTACAAGCTGAAGTTGCTAGACAACATAATCCACAGGTGGAGGCACCTACTAACCCTGAAACTGAGGAGACAGATTTCTTCGATGACCCCAACCAAGCGGTAAATCAAGCGATAGAGAATCATCCTAAGTTCAAAGAGTTCCAACAGTTCCAAGCACAGCAAGTACAACAAGCTGCTAAGGCACAGTTAGAACAAACCCACCCAGACTTTGGTGACGTAGTAAAAGACACTAAGTTCCAGAACTGGGTAAAGGAGTCACCGATTCGTATGCAGATGTTTCAAGCAGCAGATGCCTATAACTTCGATGCAGCTAATGAGTTAATCTCTAATTGGAAAGACCGTTCTATGGTCTCTAAGACACAAGAGGTAAACCAACAGCAAGTTGAACAGAGGGAACAAGCACTTAAGACAGCTACTACAGAATCAAGGTCAGCTTCGGGTTCTACAGGCGGAGGTAAGTCGTTCAGAAGAGCAGACCTAATCCGTATGAAAATGGAAGACCCTTCTAAATATGAATCTCTACAAGATGAGATTTATGCTGCTTATGCAGATGGGAGGGTTACATAACTATATGCTATTAATATAACAAAGGAGAAAATAAATGGCTAATATGACTAATGGTGCGTATAACGCATCCACTAACCCAGGTGCAGTAGGTGCATTCATCCCAGAGATTTGGTCGGATGAGGTAATTGCTACATATAAATCTAACCTAGTTGCTGCTAACTTAGTACGTAACATTAACCACCAAGGTAAGAAAGGTGATTCAATTCACATTCCTACTCCAGGTCGTAGCTCAGCTAACGCTAAAGTAATCAATACTGACGTAACTGCTAACACAGATAACGCTGGTACTGAGACTGTAACAATCGACCAGCACTATGAATATTCAATGTATATTGAAGATTTCGCTGAGTTACAAGCTCTTAATTCTATGCGTAAGTTCTACACTGACGATGCTGGTTTCGCTCTAGCTAAGAATGTTGATTCTAAAATCATCACAGACTTAGATGGTGCTTCTGCTCTAACAGGCGGTAACTCAGTTCTTACTGGTGTAACTAACTGGGATACTTCTATCCTAGCAGCTATCGAAGTATTGAATGATGGTGATGTTCCAGTAGATGGTCGTTCACTAATCGTTACTCCATCTTGTATGACTGCTCTAATGTCAACTGACAGATTCACTGAGCAACAGTTCATCGGTGATGGTAATGCGATTAAGACTGGTAAGATTGGTTCTATCTATGGTGTTCCTGTATATATGTCTACACAAGTAGGCACAGGTGCTACAGAGAAAGCTTTCTTATTCCAGAAGGATGCGCACGTACTAGCGACTCAACAGTCAGTTCGTACACAGACTCAGTACAAGCAAGAGAAACTTGCTGACCTATTTACTGCAGATACTATCTACGGTTCTAAGGTTGTTCGTCCTGGTTCAATCCAAGAATTAACTTCGTAGTAAGTTGATTTAACTCTAGCCCTTCTTCGGAGGGGCTTTTATTAAATTAACTTGGAGGTGGAGATATGAAGTTAAGTAGAAAGAAGAGATTAGCACTAGCAGTACAAGCTATGCGTAGACGTTTAAGAAGCACACCATAGGATACAGGATATGAGTATTGATAGAGGACACGGCATTGCAACATCATCTGTTCTAGCAGACAGTTATGATTTAGATGCCTTAATTGCAGACACAGAAGCAGCTAAAGTAGCGGCTGAAGTGGCTCAAGCAGCTGCAGAAACAGCAGAGACTAACGCTGAGACTGCTGAAACTAATGCTGAAACTGCAGAGACTAATGCAGCAGCAAGTGCTAGTGCAGCAGCTACATCGGAATCAAACATAGCAGGTAGTGAATCGGCTTGTGCAGCTAGTGAGACAGCAGCAGCGGCTAGCGAAACAGCAGCGGCAGCTAGTGAGACTGCAGCAGCAGCTAGTGAAACAGCGGCAGCAGCATCAGAGACAGCAGCAGGAACTTCAGAAACTAATGCTGCAACTAGTGAGACTAACGCTGCAACATCAGCTACCTCAGCATCTACAAGTGCTACATCAGCATCTTCTAGTGCATCATCAGCTTCAACATCAGCTACAGCTGCATCATCAAGTGCAAGTGCAGCTAGTACATCAGAGACTAACGCATCAGCTTCAGCTACATCAGCGAGTACATCAGCTACTACAGCAACTACTCAAGCATCTAACGCTAGCACATCAGCATCTAATGCTGCTACTAGTGAAAGCAACGCATCTACTTCAGAGTCTAATGCCAGTGCTTCAGCAACTTCAGCAGCTTCAAGTGCTACAGCAGCACAAGCAGCTCAGACAGCAGCCGAAGCAGCAGCGGACTCATTTGATGATACATACCTAGGTGCTAAAGCATCTGACCCAACATTAGATAATGATGGTGATGCTCTAACTGAAGGTGATATGTACTTCAACTCTGGTACAGACAGAATGAGAGTCTATAGTGGTAGTGCTTGGGCAGATGTTGCATTAGATTCAGCAACACTTGTATCTAAATCATCTGGTACAGGTAGTGCTTACATACCAGTAGGTACAACAGCACAAAGAGATGGCACACCAGCAACAGGTTACTTCAGATTCAACTCAACAGATTCTAGTGCTGAGATTTATGATGGTAGTGCTTGGTCACCAGTAGGTGGAGGCAACTCTACTGATAAAGGCTTATATGAACACGCTAATACTATCAGTGCAAACTATACAATCACTAGTGGTAATAATGCTCTTACTGCTGGTCCTATTACAATTAACACAGGAGTCTCAGTCACAGTACCTACTGGTTCGACTTGGGTGGTAGCATAATG